TCATTAGTTTTAGCTATTGTATTATAAAAATACAATATAGGGAAATGAATGGTTTTTTTAGCTAAAATAATGTCAGTAATTTTTTTTAAAATAGCTAATTCCATTGTATTGCTTTCATTTATACATATTAATTTAGCAGCAACAATATATTTTTTAGGTTTTATTCCATATGTAACTGAATATACTGCACCAAATTTACTTTCACTTCCAATTTTTTTATGTAATAATAAATTTTTATAGCTATATTTATTTTTTTTTAAAATTATAAAATCACCTATACTAGTAGATGTAAAATATTTCATAAAATTGTTAGCATATTTAATACGATTATCTAATACAAATGTTCTTTCTTCAAAACTACTAGATTTATTAATAGGACTTGCTATGTTATGTTCCATTTATATTTTAAGTATAAAAAAACATAATAATATGATTCTTCCACCTAAAGAATTACAAAACATATTAGAAAAAATAAATAAAAATTGTATTTTACTAACCAATAGAGATAATCTAGATATCAAATTTACAAAACTTGATTTTTTATATGATCTTAAAATGTTGCTTTAAGTTTCTTCCATTCTTCGCTTATTATAGCTAATTTTTCTTTATAAGTAATAGGATTATCAGTCATTTCTTTTAATTTCATAGATCTAAAACTGGTATAAGTAGGTTTTTGTAATTCTTGTTCGTTTTCAAAAATATAATCAACAATATCTTTTATTGTTGTAATATTATCTGGTATAGTTTTAACTTTACTAATAATTTCTTTTTTAAACATTGTTATTAAAATATAATAATTAAATCATTTTTCCTTTTTTCCACATCTTTCACCATTTATAGTAGCAAGTAATGGATCAACATTTGCTTTATCTTCTACACGTATTTTTGGACAATGATCATCAGTATTAAAATCACCATCGGTTATTATTGTTGGATTTACTTTTGTAGGTGTAATACTCCAAGCCTTATTACGATATTCTAAAATATATTTAAATATATTATATTCAATATCAGTATTAACAAATTTATAATATGTAATTTCAACTTTATTTCCTGAATTTGAATAAGTAATTTTACTAAATCCATAAGAATCATGAACATACATATCAGTAACTTTAATATTATCATTTAATTTACATTCTAATGGAATAGGAACAGTGTTATCAACATAATCACCGAGACGATCTCTTGAAGCACCACCAGAACCACATATAACCATACAAAGATTGCTAGATAATTTACATATTTGAAAATTATGAATATCAGCACATAAATAAATACTTTTGTATCTTGTAAAAATATTTAAAAACTGATTAATTGCAGCAACTTTATCTTTATCAACTGTCTCTTTAAAATATAAATCAGCCACTGTATTAATTATAAACTTCGCTTCAGGTGTAGCTTCACCTTCTGTTTTTTTCTGCTTCTTTTTCTTTAATCCAAAGAAAGGATGATGACCAACAATAAATAATAATTTAATTTTTTTATCAGCTAATTCACGAATAACTAACTTGCGATATTCAATAATTGAGTTAACATCTTTAGCGTCAAAAATATTAGTATTTAAGTATAAAAAGAATATTCCTTTACTTTTTTCTTCAATATGTGGCTTACATACATATAATTTTACATCATTATATTGATAAATATTTTGAATAGGTTTACTAGAACTACTAGGATCTTTATAACCTAACATTTTACTAATAGTATCAGTTTGAACTTTAACCATACAACCTAATTGATCGCATTGATTTAAAGCATAAAAGTCATTTAATTTTTTAGGATTTATATCGTGATTACCTAAAACTATATCAATTTTCTTAGATATTTCAAATAGTTTTTTATAACCAGTTTCCAATACATATACTGGATAAAACTTAAACTTTCCTATAGTTTTATTTTTATTTTCTGAAGTTGAAGCATTTGCAGATTGAAGTGTTGCTGGTAGTTTTATTTTTTGACTATACCAATTATCCCCTGCTAAAACAATAGGCATATTTGAATATAATGTTTTTAATAACGCTAAAACAACATTTCTATTAAGAGTTTTTTCATTTTTGGAACAATTAATGTTATTCCAACAACCAAAGAATATAAAGCTTGTATTAGCAACGTGTGGAATACTAGACAAACTTTTATTAAAAGATAATGATCTAGCTTTTCTAGGAACGTGTGGACTACTAGACGAACTTTTATTATTTAAAGATAATGATCTAGCTTTTCTAGGACTTGACATTTTATATTATATAAAACATAATTAATTGTTTTTCTATAATAATGAATCCATTTGAAAAACAAACAATAGTAATAGGTGAATATTCAATAAAAGATATAGTTAAAACAAATAAAAAAATAGGCGATATTTGGAATACTAAAAGTAATAAAACACGTATTCTTTTTTGCGGAACATATCCAATAGGAACAACAAATGGTTATTCGAAAATTACATATTATACTTCAAAATATTTAGGAAAATATGAAGATGAAATAGATTTATCAATTTGGGGATTTCAAAATTATAAACAAACATCAGGTGCTATAAGAAACGACATACCATCCAACGTTAAATTACTTGATCCATTACAAATTGAAAAAGATAATAATGTATCTGGTAGTGGGTTTGGTGAAAAAGTTATAGCAAAACATTTAAAAGAAAATGCTTACGATATTATTATTATTTTTAATGATAGTATGATTACATCTGCAGTAACCGCAAATATTATAAATGAAATGCATCAATATAGATCTAAGTTTAAATTAATTTCATATATGGATCAAGTATATATGTTCCAAAAAACAGAATATATTAATTTATTAAATAAACATTTTGATGCTATTATTGCTTTTACACCATTTTGGAAAGATAATACTTATAGAATAGGTATTCGTAAAGATATGCCAGTTTATGTATATAAACACGGTTTTGATGATAAATTATATTTTCCTATTCCAAAATCTTATTGTCGTTATTATTATGATCTTCCACAAAATGCTTTCATTATTGAATCTACAAATCGGAATCAACCTAGAAAAGGTTGGGATATTGCGATTATATCATGGGCTTTATTTGTTAAAAGACATTGGATTGTTAATGTAGGTTCTAAAGATACTAAACACGAATTTAAGACTAATCATCATACTAAAAGACCTATTTTGTTTGCTATAGGAACATCACAAGAAGGTCATTGGGATCTAATGGCTGTTTTAGAACATGAATGTAAATTAATTGATTTAGATTTTGAATATGCTAAAAAAACATTATGGTTTATTGATAATGCGCAAAAAATATCAGATCGTGATATTAATATTTTTATGAGTTTATGTGATGTTAATTTTGCACCTGTTCACGCAGAAGGTTGGGGATTAACTTGTAGTGAAAGTTTAGGTGTAGGAAGAGCACAAGTAGCCGCTTATGTTGGAGGACATAAAGAGTTTATGAATGATACAGTATCGACATTAATAAGACCTAAATTACATAAATATGGAGAATTAAATAGTAAAATGAAAGGTATAGGTTCTATTGACGAAATATGTTTGCCAGAAGATTATATGGAAGGATTATGGAAATATTTCAGTAATCCGGATTTATGCGAAAAACACGGTAATCGTGGAAGAAAACATATATTAGAAAATTATAGATGGGAAAAAGTTGTTAAAGATTTTAAAAACGATGTTTTAGATAAAATTATTGCATTATAAACTTAATGCTAATTTATATATTTCTTGTTTTTCTTCTGGTGTTATATCATCTTTTATATTAAATCTTTTACGAACATCATTAGGTGTATTACATTTTTTTATAGTATTTACAACTTCATTACAAGATAATTCAAATAAACTATCAATATCTAAAAAACAACTTGCTTCAATAATTTGAAATAATATGTTATCAGGTAAATCAAAAAATCTATTATTCCATTTAATTATATAATCTGTATCTGTATTATTTTTTATAAAATCATCGTGATGCTTTAAAAAATATATAATATTCTTAAGAATTATATGCGAACAAGATTTATTATTTAATTCTACAGTTTCATTATAGTTTGGTAAATTACTTAAAAAAACAGAATAATATATTAAATTATCAGGATATTCTATATTTTTCTTATCGTAAGTTAAAAGTTTCATATGTTAATATATAAACAGAATAATTTTTTATATTGTTTTATTCATATACCGAAAACAGCAGGTAAAACAATAAGAAATAATATTAAAAATAAAACAGAGGTAATTAAAGAATATTGGGGATGTGCAGATGATTTTGATTATGCTCATATTTCTTATGCATTACGAAATAAGTTTTGTAAATATGATAAAGTTTTATATCATACATATGTAAGAAATCCATATCAAAGATTAATAAGTGCTTACTTTTATAAAAATCCTATAAATACTATTACAGATTTACGTATATTTATTAAAATGGTATTAAAATATTACGATTTTTCAAATTATCATTATAATTTTATTCATTATTATCCTTCTTATTTATTTATTTGTGAAAATACACTTGTATTACCTAAAGATATTATTATTGAAAAAATTGAAGATAATAAAGATTGTAAAATTAATATTCGTGATATTTCTATATTTTTAGATCCCGAATGTATTTCAATTATTGATAAAGTATATGCAAACGACTTTAAGTTATTTAATTATAAAAATGAAAATTTAATAATTTAATATTAAAATCATTATTTTCATATGATCTTATAACTATAATGTAAAATCATTTACATAAAAATTATTTAAATATAGATCATAAATATCATAGCTTTTTTCAAGTTTTTTAGCTTCATTAATAAGTTTAAATTTTTCATTTGCTACAATATGTTCAGGATAATTAAGTATTTTCATATTAGTATAGTTTTTATATTTATGTTCATATTCTAAGCAATTCTTAGCGTAATTCCACGCCGAATCTGTATATTTTTTATATAATTCTTCTTCATTATCTTTATTCAACCTTAAATACATTTTTTTTTATATACAAAAAAATTATCACTTATTTTTCTTTTACCTAATATTATTTCATTTAATGGTTCTAATAATGCTAAATCAATAGGTGTAGGTTTTATTTTAGGCGGTTTTCCTTCCTTATCAAACATAATATATGTATTATTTAATATTATTTTATATATAAATATGACAACAATCTTAAGTATAAATGAATTATATAATATAAAAAAAACTATAGATCAAAATCATATAAAAACTTATAATAAAGTAGTAGAACTTTGTAATAAAAAAATAAAAAGAATAGCAGAACATAATGGTTATTCTACTTTTTACGTAGTTCCTTATTATATAATGGGTTATCCGTTGTTTAATGTAGAAGAATGTATAAAACATACAAGAGGGGTTTATAAAAAAGCAGGTTATATTGTAAATAGATTACCAGAACCAAATAGAAATATATTGTATATATCGTGGGATCCAGCAGAAATTACTAATAATAATAAAAAAATAAAAACATTAGGACTTAATTAAATTTAATATATCTTAGTTCTTTTTGAATAGGTTCAACAACTTTCTTATCATTTTTATTTTTAGAACTCATATTCTTAGCAATATCATTGTAATTATTAGAAATATATTCGTATATATAATTTTTAAAAAACCAACGAAATAAATTAAGTTGTCCTATAGTAGTTTCAATAACTTCTTTATCTGATATTTTAAAAGTAATACGTTCATGTCTTCTAAAAGGATCAAAATACATTTTACTAAATGATTTTAATTGTGCGCGATAATCAATATACATATTAAACTTACGTAAATTAGCTGCTTTTTTTAAATTATCTGGTAAAGTTTTAAAGATCTTTGTATTAGTATCATCAATCCAATATTGTATATTATTATTTTTAGCAAAATGCGTTAATAACCAATCAATTAATCTAAGAGATATAAAACTTTTTCCAGAAATTATATTTTTTAAATGTTCTAGGTGTTTAGGATTATTTTTAAAATATTTGGATATTGATGATAATAAAAGTGTTTTTCCAGTTAAGTTATCCATTATAGAGTTTGAACAAATAAATGTTTATATTAGTTTTCCCAATATGGTTGAGAACCGATTTCCATATCTCTACGGTTAGTATCAGGTCCTATTGTAGAAATCATCCAAGGACTTACAGGTTTTACAGGGTTAGGTGGTTCAGAACGTAATTGTAAATTAGGATTACGTAAAGAATTTTGCACAGTATTAACACCTACAGTCCATCCAGCCGTTAATAAGTTTTGATCTTCAATTGCTCCACCCGTTGTAGGATTCATACTAGCCCATTTAGAATTAGTAGCATCCAAATCTGCAGGTAATAGATCTTGAGCAGTTAAACTACTACGAGGATAACAACTAGTTTCTGGTTCAGCATTTACTTGATTTTGATTACTAGAAGCAATTTCAGTATATACAGCTTGTTCTGGATCAGCTGGTGAATATTTAACATCATTTGACATACCAACACTATTTATAACATTTTGTTCATTATATACATCCGCATTTGAATTAGCATTATTAAACTTTTCGTAATTAAAAACTTTGCATTTTGAGTTATAAGCTTGAAATAATAAAACTAAGAGTAATAGAAGTATCAAAAGTGCAAAGTATAAAACAAGTTTGTTGTTATCTTCTGCCATATTATATTTTATCTAATATAAGATAAAAACTTTTTAATAACGCTTCAAAATCTTTACTATCATATATTTTTTTAAGATCTAATTTAGTATTCTTTAAAAACTTGATTTTATCATCTATTTTATTAACCAATCTTTCATATTTAGCATCAAATAATTCATCAATATTTTCTAATTCATTTGTATCATTTTCAATTTTTTCAATATTACGAACCAACCATCTTATGTAAAAACTATTGTTTTTAATATAAATACCTATTAGTTTAATAGTTATATTTTTTAAACAATTAGTTTTTTGATTTTTAATTAAATCTTCAATATCAACGTAACCATCCAATGTTGGAAAATAATCTTTATGTAATACTATCTCTAATGTATTATTTTGTTCATTGAAACAAGTTAGATAATTATCAATAATATCTTGATATTCTAAATTATTTTTAAACCATTTATTGTTATTATTAATAACTACATCTTGCGAAGATCTTTCAATTTTTGATAATATTTGTTTATCATTATTTTCATTAATTTTAACAATAATAACATATTTTTTTGCTGAATTTTGTATGATATTAATAATATCAATATTGGTTAAAGTTAAAACATAATCATTAATAGGTGTTGAAATATAAAAATCATTGCGTTTAATTATTGCGTTAAATGGTATCATTTTAATATAATTAAAATGTTAAGAAAATTATGACTAATACGCATAATAAAGATTATATAGACATAATTATAAACTTTATTAAAAAAAAACTACTTGAATATTAAATACGAAAAAAATAAACATTCCTATTGGATAGAAGTAAAAAATAAAAACAATTCAATGAAAGATCAATTTTAATGGAATTTTTAAGAGAATTTTTAAGATTTTTAGTTGTAAGG